GTTTATTCCCCCTCTTCATGTGTTTATTTTAGTATGACAACCTATAATTATTACATTCTTTACAATTATTTGAATTCCTTCTTTTTTTACCCTTCATATTTTTACTTATTTATACATTATTGTATGTTTTAAATATAACTTATTATATAGCATCAATTTTTGATTAAATAAAATAATTATTTTAAACTTTTTCCTATAATTCATTTATTTTATTTGAAATCTTTATCAAAATTCATAAAAAAGAAGGTACTCCCATTATAGAAATATCTTTAAAAATTTACATCTTATATATTTCTGACTGATTAATTTTTCTATACCTGGATATAATAAAAATGACTAAAACATAGCACCAATATAAAAATTCCACAACAAAAGAACCCTATTTATTGGGGTTCTTTTTTATATTATGACGGAGGTCTATAATTAACCTATTGGGAAGCCGTTATATTTAGCATTCTACAAATGTAAAAAATCGCTTCTGTGATTTTCAATAAAATAAAAAAATAGGTACTCCCATGAAAGAGAGTACCTTTAAAATTAATATCTTATATACTTTCCATAAACATAACCACCATGTGGAGGGTAATAAATGTGTGTCCAATCTCCTTCTTTACGATATAAATTAACTTTTGCACCATTAGGTAAAGCCCCTAATATTCTACTAGACGTTGATTTCTTTTCCCTAACATTTACACCGCTTGGTGTATTTATTGTACCTGTTTTACCATCTAAATTAATCCAACCATTATTGTTAGAAGGTTGACTTGGTGCAGGTGTTACATTTGAAGATGTACCTAAAACACCATTTACTATTGCTTTAGCAATTCCATTCATGCCATATTTATTAAGTATGGCTACATCTCCAGAACTATCTATAAAGCATACTTCTATATAAATTGTTTTGGCTTTAGTTCTTCTAGTTAATGCTAACCCTTGGTTTTTAATTCCTCTATTTCTAAATCCTAAATTATTTAATTGCTTTAATACTCTATCTGCTTCTACTAAATATTTACCGCTATAAGTATATACCTCTGATCCATAACCACCTACTGTAGTATTAAAATGTATACAAATATTTAAATCTGCATTTACTGAATTACATAAGGCTACTTGCTTATTTAAACTTTCCTGCAATGTTGATGCGTAATCTACTCTACATATATTGGTTCTATGTCCTCTACCTCTTAATTCTTTATCTATTTCTCCTACTAATTGCCTTGTTAAGACTTCCTCTTTTAATTCATTTATTCCTCTAGTTCCTACATCTCCACCACTTAATGTGTGTCCTGGATTTAAATTAAATAACATAAAACATTCCTCCTAAATTTTTAAAATAAAAAGAACAGGTTTATTCCTGCTCTTTACTTTCTTTTACTGCTTGTCTAGCACTAGACTGTCCAAAATAAAACCCTATTATTAAAGTAAATACACTCAAAAATTCTGTACTTGATAAGTTTCCTTTTGTGCTTAAAATACAAAATACTATAGTAGTTAATAATGCTATTATCTTTTTTATCTGTAAGAACTGTTTTAGAAAATCCATATTATTTTCTTTCATATTATATAGCCACCTTTCTACTTAAATAAATTGTGCTGAATTGCATAAAAAAAGAAGCTTACTAAAGCTCCTACTGATAATCCTATATACCATTTTAAAACTGATACTAATTGTTTTATTTGGTCACACAAACTCTCTATTTTTGTATTTACACTAGCTTGATTTTGTTCTAGTTTATCAATCCTATCCCCATGATTATTAAGTCTAGTATCATGTATATCTAATTTTTCTTCTATCCTTTTATGCTTTTCTTCGCAAACTTTTAATTCCACATTACACCTCCAAGATTATATTTTTAAAAATAGCATATGAACTTCTATAATATCTTTCAGTTCCACTTTATTTTTTATAGGTAACCTTTTTTATAAAGTGTCTGCTTTATGAAGATTTCTTTGTCTATTTAAAATTTTTGAAACTTATGACTAGTTAGTGGACACTATAAATAGAGCAGAATGCAAGAAGATGCATTCTGCCCAAAAACTATGCTTTATTTAAAGACTTCATTTTTTATATTTTAACCTAAAATTAGTAATATACAATGTATTTATAATATTTGACTTTATCTTTTTTAATAATGTTCATTATTAAAAACGTGTAAATTTAACATTTGTAGCATTAGATGGTACATAAATGTTATAACAGTCACTCCATCCAGTAAGTATTGATGCTTTTGTTCCCCATTCTCTACTGTAAGTATTTATTATTTCTGCACATCCATCAGCCTCTTTAACTTTTGAAATTGCAACACTATCAGCAATGCCATTTATATCTAGAACCGCACCACTAACACTACCCAAATTAGGAATATATCCTAATATCCTATAAAGTATATTAGAAACGGAAAAAGAATACTTGTTAAGGAAATAATCGTATGATTTATCTTTGTCAAGGCAAGTTACTGCTACTTCTGTAGGCTTATAACCACTTACAGGGCTCAAATAAGTTACCATACCACCATTACGTGCATAATAATATGATCTTGGCGCTCTTGATGGTGTAATTTCTTTTCCGTATTTAGCTCTTATTTGTTGCTCTATCTCAGGCTAAAGTACTTGTAGCAATAAAAGAAGTTCATATAATAATTATATAAACTTCTTTTATAAATTCCTAAACCTATTATTTAATTATAAAATTAGTACTACTCTTATTTATACACATTTTGAGTTTCTACTGGCTGACCGTCAACGTAATAATGTACTTCTGCTCTTGTCCAATCAGCATATGTTCCAAAAGTAACTCCATATCTGCCTGTTGTAGTTTTATTAACGCTATCCATACTCACTTCTGTATTTCCATTATAAAACATTATTACAATTTTAAAACGATGAGTATCACCATCATATGAATTTATTTCAGTATGAACTTTACCATAATCACGGTTTTCAGTAATACATTTAAAATCTGACTTATTTATACTCCTACTCAAAGTAGTTAAACTTTGTTTATTATTTGGCATAGTAGATGCAGCCTGTACATTTGTAAAAGCTAAACCAGAAGATAAAATAACTCCACATAAAGTAGTAGCTAGAAACTTAATTTTTTTGTTCACGAAATCATTTCCTTTCCTTGAAAAATGTGTAATAAATATTACACTATAAATGTTAACACTGTAGGAATTAAATGTAAAATTTTAAATTCAATCATATTTTGAATTTATTCACTCAAATCTACTGTTATATCCCAAAACACAGTTAAATGGGTATTTCTTAAATATATTACATAATTTGTAATAACCTTTTATATAGTTAATCAACTTCATAATTATTATCTATTGTGTCTTAACTTCTTCTACAAATCCTACTTCTTGCAGTACTTCTCCCACACATTCTTTTAGATTAAGTAAACTAGGTACCTGCTCTACTTTATAAGTTCCATTAAGAATTAAAGTTATCCATACCTTAACACAGCCACTTTCTTTATTAAATTTAAACATATTTAACACTCTCCTCTTTATATTTTTTATAAATTTAAACATAAAAATAACACCCCTATTCAGTAGGTGTTGCCATTGTTGCTATTAAATTCATCATTTCCGCATTAGATTTTTCTAATGTGCTTAATCTTTCTCGTAGATCTTGTTCTTCTTGTGTTTTTTCCTTTGTATATATTTCGTAACTTTGTTCTTTAGTTTGTGGATTTATATAATGTACTACATATTCATTTTCTTTTAATTCAGGTTTTGGTAAAATATCATCCGAAACTATATAATTACCATCATTTAACATATGTTCTGGTGGTATTACATTATAAGTTAATGTAAATTTTGCTTTTGTATCTGTTTCTTTTTCATAAAATAAGTACTTCATATTTACCTCCTTATTTTTTAATATACAACTCTTTTGTAATTTTTCTTATTGTATTATCACTATTAGATGTATAAACATAATTATCATCTACTGCTACTGCAGATGAATATGCTCCATAGAATTCCCAAACCTTTTTACCGTTAGAATCTAATTTTATTATTTTTCTTGAAACTCCACAATAAATATAGCCCTTATTATCTACTGCTACACTTTTAACACTATCATCATGTTGAAATCCCCAAACCTCTTTACCTTCAGGGGTTAATTTTATTACAAAGTTATTAGTGCTTCCACAATAAACATAACCTTTATCATCTACCGCTACACTTTTAACACTATCATCATGTTGAAATCTCCAAACCTCTTTACCATTAGGATCTAATTTTATTACAAGACTGTTATAACTCCCACAATAAACATAACCTTTATCATCTACTGCTACACTTTCAACACTAGCATTATGTTGAAATCTCCAAATTTCTTTACCATCAGGGTCTAATTTTATTACAAGACCGTTATAATTCCCATAATAAACATAACCTTTATCATCTACTGCTACACTTTTCGTATATGAATTTTTTTCAAATGTTCCGAATCTCCAAACCTCTTTACCATCAGGGGTTAATTTTATTATTGAATATCCTCCAACTTCAGAATAAACATACCCCTTATTATCTACCGCTATAATAGCAATATGCATATCTCCTAAAGCTACCGCCCAAACCTCTTTACCTTCAGGATCTAATTTTCTTATAATATTATAATCATGGGTACTATAAACATAACCTTTATTATCAACTGCCACACCATCTGAATATCTTTTGGAGTCTCCTTCAAATCTCCATATTTCTGCTGCTCCTCTAAATAATTCTACATTCATTCCAGACACATTAACTAGTCCTATAGCCATTTATAGCACCTGCCTTACTAATTTCAAATCGCAAATTATAGATTCCTTTGGTGCTTCATCTGAATAAATCTCAACATAACCATTAAAACTTTGATTTGAACTTTTAAAATTACTAGCTTTTTCTAGATCTGAAATTCTTATATTAACATCTACTATTGTATCTTCTGTAATATCTGTATCTTGTATTTTATATTTATATAATTCAAGTGCTGAATCTTTAATCCATCCTGTAGTTTTTATAGATATATTTCTTTTTATTATATTTAAAAATTTAATATCTTCATTGTTTTGTTTAACTTCTGTCGCAATATCAGCCAATTGTGTCTCAACTGATTTTCCATCTTCTGTTTTTATATCTTCTGCTTTTAATTCTATTGCACCAGTTTTACTGTTTACAGAAGTTACTGGGATCTTAATATTTTTTATTTTATTTTCAAGTATCTGTATATCTTTCTGTGTAGCTAATATGACTGTTGGATCTAATTTTAAAGTTACACTAGATGTATTACTTACTTCTAATATCATTTTTATTATTAAGTCCTTAGTACTCCCGTCACCTATTACTGGCTTATATGTTTCTGGGTACTTTCCAATTGAAATAATATTCCCTTCATCATCTAATGCAGCGGCTTCTCTTATCATAAATCCACCTACATCACCAGGTATTATGGTTTCTAAAACTATCCAATTAGGATTATTCTCGTCAACTGTTATAGAACTTATATTACTTTCCCAAACCTTGTTTCTTAACTGTGTTTGGTCTTCTGTAGGGTTATAATATGAGCCATTTCCATCTCCTACTTGGAACTTAGTTAAATTAACTTTAGTTCCTAACGCGGTGGCATTCGCTATTTTTGCTTTCCCTAGTTTAGTTAAAATAGTATAAAATTGTTCTGCCACAATTATCCCTCCTTTTTAGGATATAAAGTTATGTTTTCTACCCCTGTATTATTAGCCATAGCTATATTAATCCTCCCTTTAGATTCTATTGCTTTAGGGCTCCATGGATATACCACTATTTCTTCACCACATAAAGTTGCTGCTCCCACATAAAATTTGGATTCTGTTATAGATATAAGTCTATATCTTACCGATAAATGTGATGGTTTAATTCTTTTAACTTCTTTATATAAGTCTTCTAGGCTCTTAGGGAATCCTTCTCTGCCTGTTAATTTAACTTCAAATACATATGGAGCTACATTTTCTATTATTTCAATGTCTGCCCCAGTATAATTCTTAAGTATTATAGCCATTCTTTCTGGATTGATTATATGTTTGCTCTGTCGTTTGGCTATTACTTTTCTCCTTCTTCTTTCCATATCTTCATTAGTATTAGTAGGTAATCCTAATCTTTGTTCCCAAAATACAAGTCCCCAAGTAGCAGTTTGTGGATGTAGCTGTAATAATATTTCATGTGCTAATTCATCAGCACTATCCCATTCACTTCCTATAGCTTCATATATAGCCTGTTCTATTTTACTATTCTGATATAAAGGTGATATATAGGATAGCATCTCTTTCCCTTTAGGTGATATTATCAATATTTTTCACCTCTTCTACTATAGCTACCTGGTCTACAAGTTTGATATTAGAAGTACCTTCATTTACAGTTAAATTATTATAATCATTTATACCCTGCTTCTCTAGAAGAACAGAACCAATAATAGTATTTATAGCCTTATATATTACAGTTCCACCTATAGGTATTGTAGACAAATATTTATTAATTTTATCTTTTAAGTTATTTAAAATATCTGCAGAACTAAATCCTTCTTCAAATTGAAAACTAGCTTGTATATTAATATTTAATATACTTGGAGTTACTATTGTAACTATTGCACCTACCGGAGCTTTACCGCCTCTATTTTGTCCTGGCAATTTATCAGGATAAATATAGTCCTTTACTGCTTTTATTAGTTCATTTGTTGCAGTTTGGCCATTTTTATCTAGAATTAATACTTTTGTAGTTCCTGGTCCATTCCATTCAGCATCAACATAAGCATATCCAACACCAGGCACTTCTTTCGCCCACCTAACATAATCACCATCAGCCCCACTTAATTGTTCTTCCTTTTCTGCTTCCATTACTCTTTCTCTAAAGTGTTCTTCATTCTCAATATCAGTTCCACCTTTAAAAACTTCCTCATTTGTAATATTTTCTATTCCAGTTATATTTGAAATAAGAACTGTTATAGTATTAGGTAACGCATTCCCTATAGTTCCTTCTTTAAGACATTTAGCATTTATATAAGTTATCTCTGTTTCATCTATAACTTTAGTTTCTGTAAATTCATATTCTATACTCTCTTTTTCATCTGTTGCAGGAGTACCTACAATATCTCCTTTTTTTATCACAGTACCAGGCTTGCCTTTTATTGTTATAACTCCAACTGACTTAGTGGTAAGATTTTTAAAAACTCCTGCACATTCTCCGTTAAATTCTAGCCATGGTCCATAAGAGGTCTGTGTAAATGCCAATCTTAATATGTTTTGTAATTTCAACTGTACTAGCTCTGCTTTTTCTTCTGCAGTAGGTCTTGTATTATCCCAAAAGAAATCTCCTTCTATTGTACTTACACCAGGAGGTGCTTTTTCTAACATTCTTTCATGTATATCATCTGCTGTTACATTCAAAAACTCTGGTATAGGTAAATCACTTTTCAATCACATCACCACACTTTCAATTCGCTATGCAACATAAACTTCTCTTCATCTATAGTAATAATCTCAAATTCAAAATAAACTGCCTCTTTGTTTTCATTCCAAGTAAATACAAAGTTGTCTACATCCTTAGTTCTTGGATGTACCATAAGAGTTTCTTCTGTCATTCTTTTTATTTCTAGTTCTATAGCATCTTTAGGAAGGCCGCTGCCTATAATATTTTTAAATTCTTGTCCATATAAATCTGAATAAGCTAGTTTGTATCTTGGTGTTGCCATAGCCTTATAGCACCATTGTACATATGCTTCTAAATCATTAGCCTTAGCTATAGTTCCATCTGGATTAGTAACAAACTCTCCTGTTTTAAAGTCAAATAAATAAGAACCTTTAAAGTTTATAATAGGTTCTTCCAATTCCTCTATATTATTTTCTTCTAAGTTAGTATCTTCTGGGAATAAATTAGTCATTTACAACCCTCCCAACTACAACAAATTCATTTTTTAATAATGCAACTAATACTCTATCTCCTGGACCTAATGATTTTAATTCTTTAGGTGTTTTAAAATTATGGCTATGTGGATGCTCTCCTGCAGCTTCAGTATTATATTCATTTTTCATCTTTAAGTAATCTAATATTAAATAATCTTGTATTTCATATTTAAAATTATCTAGCTTTAATCCTGTTGATGTTATAGTTCCTAAATCTAATCCTATATAAGAAATTGCATTATTAACAGCTTTATTTGTACTGCTTTTTATTTCCCTTGCTATTTCATTAAATATTGTCTCCACTATAGAATTTCCTCCTTATATAATCCAAATTAGATAAAGTTAAATCCATTCTTCCAGTACTACCTAAATTGTGTGTAACATCTATAACATATAATATATTATCATCAAGGCTTACCTTATCGCCTGCCCTAATACTGTTTATATCTATACCAGATATATGTGTTGTTTCTTCTCCCGTATTGAATAAAGTATTTGCTCTTTTCTTAGCCTCTGAACCACTTTTTATTTTTTCATCTTGTATTAATTTTTGTATGGTCCCAAATCTATTTGTATCTTTTTTATATACACCAGTAACAGGAGTTTTCTTATTTTCCTCCTGTTTACCTAATATTTTAACTTGTGTAATCATGCCTTCTAAAGAACTTTTCTCATTTATATCCTCTGCTATAGTTTCCAATCTCCATACTGTTTTATTACTACCTAACTGTACTATATTTAACTTATCTAGCATTCTAAGTTTATAAAGATTACCTCCCTTTTGAGCTGTTTCTTTTAGGTCCTTCAACATCATACCAAGAATAGTATCACTTCTATATACTGCTTTAGCTAATTTAATCCTGGTATTAACTAAACTTGCTGCAGGTATTCCCCAATCTCTACAATATTTTTGTATTCTTTGAGTTGCTGATCCTTCTCCAAATAGATATTCATTTTCACTTTCTTCTAAATAAACAGTTCTTTCTTTACAGGTCATTGTTATTCTTTTAGATTTTCTAGATTTATCTATATCCCATATAACACCCTTAAAGATTTGTTTATTCTTCTTAGTTTCAAAATCAATATCATACACTTCGATATTATGGCTCTTTGCTATTCCTAGCTTTTTAAGTTCTTCTGTTTCTACTAAATTAATATTAGCGGTATATGCTATACCATCTATAGCTTCACTTAGTTGTATTCCTTCAACTAGGTTATCTATCTTGTATTTATTCCTAAGTATTATTGTAGCCACTTTACATCACCAACTTTTGTCCTGGTCTTATTACATTAGGATTGGGTCCTATAGCATTTCTATTCTTCTGATATATAACATTCCATTTAGAACTATTCCCATACCACCACTTAGCTATCTTCCAAAGAGAATCTCCAGGTTTAACTACATATATCCTAGTATTAGATTTTGTCGTTGGCCTATTATTTTTTAAAGCTACCGTTTTTACTGTGGATGTTGTCTTAGCTGGAGCTAACGTTTGTATCTTTAATTCCCTATAAGTTCTAAAGCTAATGGTAATATACTTATCTCCTGTTTCTCCTCCTCTTTCTTCTTCACTTATAGAGCTAATATTTACTAAATTATTAAAATTAAAATCTGTAATTATAAGCCTTAAGGGCTCTTCCTGCTCCATCCACTTCTCTAACTTTGCTATAGCTTCAGTAGGTTTAGGTATATTTCTATATCTACAATAAGTATCATATTCTTTAGGTAATAATGTAGAAAAACTTAATTCTTTTATTTTCTTACCTTTGTCGCTTAAATCCACCTCTCCATAGTCTACTATGTCAGCAGTATCATATTTCTTGCTACGGTTTACCATTATATTGTCTAATGGATTAACAGGGAATTGGAATGTTGTTTTTTCTTTTTCATTTCTTAAGTATACATCCAATGTACATCACCTCAAATAAAAAAGAGACACTTAACAGCATCTCTTTAGCTATACTATTTTTTTATTTTAATGCATCTGCAGCCTTTTTATATTTTTCATCTACAATACTAGTATTTTCTAATATATATTTTCCATCTTCTTTTTTATATGTTACAACGACACTTTTCATTTCATTATCTACATACATAACATAAGTAATTCTTACAAATTTTTTCTGAATAAAATAATCTTCTAAATTAGTTTGTATATTTGAAGCTTTTTTAGTATAAGACTCTAATTCTTCCATTGCTGTTCCTTTAGTAACATTTATACTTATATTTAAATTTATAAATCCTACTTCTATGTCATCTATAGTAGATATTGCCTTAACCTTTTCTATAGAATTTATTTTATCATATAATTCCCCTTTAGTTATTTCTGTTGTTTTTTTATTATTTTCTTCTTTTTTATTTTGAACTTTTATTTCCTTAGTAGTTTCTTTATTATCTTTAGCTGTTTCATTTCCACAACCTATTAATGATAATGAAAGTATAAATATAAACATTAATAAAATTGAAATTTTACTTAATCTTCTATTCAAAACAACCCCTCCTTTTCTGTCATATTATAACATATTTAGGAGGGATGATCATATTATTTTTTTATGTTTTTAAATGCCTCTTTTATCTTCTTTCCTACTTCCTTTGTTGTCTTCTCTATTATTTCGTCTACATCTACATCTTCGTTAAAATTATTTTCAACTCCTACATCTCCAACATATACATTTATTCCACCAGCACCAGCAAGTTGAGTCTGAGCTATGGCAAATTGTGGCTTTGGATTTTCTTCTGTTTCATTTTTACTATTGAACATAGCACCTAAAAGCTTTTTAGATTTTTTATTATTGAGTACTTTTTCTCCACCATTAAATTTTCTATATTGCCTATCTAATATTATTTCAACACCATGCTCTGCAACTTCATGTAATCCAGAGGATGCATAATTAGTACCTGTTGCATAAGCTTTCCCAGCTCCTGCTATAGAACCTGGTCCATTATAAGTATCCATTCCATTATCATTTTTCTTTTCAAATACACTGTTAATCTTTTTAGTAATAGTTATTACCTTTTCTTTTATAGATAGCGCATTAAATTCATGTATTTTATTAATCATTGCATCAAAATTATCTAATACTTTTCCAGTTTCCCAATCTACTTGAGTAACATGTTCTCCCGCCTGCTGTTGAGCATGTGATACTACTTCTGTATGCATAGCTTGAGCTTGGCCAACAGCATTTTCTTTTTGTTGACTAGCTGCCTCTAGCATTTGATTAGCTTGTTCAGAAGTTATCGTTCCAAGATCATCACGCTGATGAATTATCTCTGCTACAGTTCTATTATATTGTTCTTCTGCAGCTTGTATTGAACCATCTCTAGCTTTTGCACTATTCTCTACAACTTTTGCTGCTTGTTGTGCTGTTAAATTTCCACTATCAAATTTTAATTTCTCTAGTATAACCCTTTGTTCTTCTGCTGACTTTGATATATTTTGTACTGCTGTTTGAGTCATGTTGTTCCTAATTGTACTAATTTCATTTAATTCTTGTACTGTAAGTTGTTTATGATTTTGAGATGCCTGTTGCAATATTTCGTTTATTCTATTCTGTCCTTGCTGCACTACATTCTTTTCAAATTCTTGCTTTTCTCTTATTTTCTGCAATATCTGTTGATTTTCTTCTGCTCTAAGCCCACTTTTTTTACTCATAAAAGTTTGCATAGTTTGATAGCTTTCATTATATCTTTTATCAATAGCACCCTCTAATTGGCCTGACATTTGATTAAAATCACTTATAACACTTTGGGAAATCTCCTTAGTTATTTTCTTATTATTTATTTTAATATCCATAAGACTTTGCCCCACATGCTTATCTAATTTCATATATGCATTCATTGCTTCAGCCGTTGATTTAGATACTTCTTCTCCGAACTCTTTAACTGCAGGAATTGAGTCTTTTTTGAAATGTCTATACAATTTAATTCCAGCATATGTTGCTCCTCCTATTGCCCATGTCCAAGGATTTAAAAGCAATGCTCCTCCTTTAGCTGCTAATCCTAGACCTCCAACTCCTTTGGCTGCTAATCCTGTTCCTGTCGCCAATGCTTCTGTAGCTTCTGCTGCAACTGCAGCTTTTTTAGTAATACCAAAGAAAGTAGATAATTTTGGGCTTAGGCCAATTAAAAAAGTTAATGCTTTTGTAGTTCCTTTTATATATTTAGTTAAAGGGTTAAATGCTACAGCTCCTATTGCCACTGCTGCAAACATCTTTTTAGTTCCAGTACTAAGACTATTAAATTTCTTTACCAGTGAAGATATTTTTTCTGCAACTTCTACTATTTTATTAGTTATATCAGGTATTTTAGCTGTAAACCATGTTACGAACTCTTTTGCATAAGGTGCTAATCTTTCTCCGAGTTCTATATTCATTCCTTCTACTGCACTTTTTAAGATTGTAAATTGGCCTTGTAAACTATCTAATCTAGTTTCTGCCATCTTTCTTGCTGCACCATCTGAACCTTCTAACTCCTTAGTCAAAGATTGTAATTTTTCAGGACCTTGTTCAATTAATGCCATCATACCTGACATAGCCTCAGTTCCAAAAATTGTGGATATAGCTTGAGCTTGTTGTTGTTTAGTTAAGCCATTCATTGATGTTTTGAGATTCCCTATAACTTGGCTTAAAGGCAACATCTTACCATTACTATCAAATGCTTTAAATCCTAATTTTTCAATAGCTTCTGCTGCTTTTTCAGATGGATTTGTTAACCTAGCAAATGAAGCTCTTAAAACAGTACCTGCTTGTGCTTAATGTTATCCTATAGGCTCTTTATCCTATAGTTCTGTATGTTTCCATACAGGTCAGACTATATCTTTACCCTCAGATTAATGTTAGGGTAGTGGGTTCTCGTGTCGCTTTACCACCTTCAACATTACTTGTTAAGGCTCCATGCGTTAGTCGTTACACCTTCCTACTATTTTTAGTAGGCTCGGCTCGGAATCGGCTTAATTAATAATGATATAATAAAAGCATCCTATAAAAAGGATACTTACTTGTAATTATTCAAAAAAATTTTTAATTGCATTTTGTTATTTCCTTTATATCCATAAATATCGTGAAAGGCTTTATGGCAATTATCACAAAGGGTTATCCCATTTTCTATATTGGTTCTTAATTCTTTGTGTTCCATATAGTTAAATATGTGATGGGCATTTAAGTTGCCTCCTTTATTATCTCCACAACATTGGCAAGTATAATCATCTTTTTTAAATACATTATTTCTCCATTCTTCATAGCCTTCTATGTTTCTGTTCCTAATTCTATCCATTTCGTCTTTATTGTGGTCATAGTTAGGACTGTTTTCACCAGAATAATGCTTGCTGAAACCTTTATATCTACATTTATTGGAGCAGTAGTTATGTTTATATTTTTCTATTTCAGAGATATTTCTGGTAAATATTTTTCCACACACATCACATCTAACTTCTGTTTGGCTATATTTAGGATGATTTTCTCCTTGTATAACAAAAGATTGTCCTTTATGCTTGCATTTAGCAGAACAATAGTTAAATTTACTTCTTTTAATTTGAGATGGTGTTTTTTTAATTTCTTTACCACATATATCACACTGTACTTTTATCTTATTATTTTGGCATTGAGGTTTACATTTAGCACTACAATATTCTGCACTTTTATATGCTGTTTTAAATATATTACCACATGCTATACAAGTGTTAATATATTTTTTTCTTTGTTTTAATCTGCATTCTTTACATTTGTTCTCATATCCATCTTTTAAGTTTCTATTTTTAGTAAAATTGCTAATATCTAATATTCTGCCACAAGCTGTGCATATTTTTTGCATAATAAATACACCTCCGTAGTGTTTTTCAGTTTTACTTAATGTAAGAAACAAGGTTCGGAATACCTTGCTTTCGCCCCATCGAGCTATCCTATATCTTGTATCTATATTATACAATATTCAAATTTACTATATCATTATAATTTTAGCGTTTTCCGAATTCTCCCACTTATTTATGCTGCCGATTTCTCGACAACCGGGCCACAACCATTTAACCCTTTTATATTTGCATCTGCAAGCATACCTATTGCAGCACTTGTTTCTTCAAAGCTAATTCCTAATGCCTTACTAACTGGCGCTACATATTTCATGGACTCTCCAATTCCAGATATATCTGAGTTAGTTCTGGATGCAGTAAGTGCTAATACGTCTGCAACATGTGCACTTTTCGAGGCTTCCATTCCAAATGCTCTTAATGTTCCCGCTGCTATATCTGTGGCTTCTGCTAATTGTATATCACCTGCGGAAGCCATATCTAAAAGTCCTGGTAATGCTGCTATAGTTTCCTGCACCTTAAATCCTGCTTGACTTAGTAGCATTTCGGCATCAGTAACATCCTTAGCACTCCACGCAGTTTCTGCTCCTAATCGCCTAGCTTCTTTCCCCAGCACTTGCATTTCTTGTGCAGTAGCTCCACTTATAGCTTTAACATTAGCAAGCCCCTGTTCAAAATTGCTAAAGTCTCTTACTGCAGCAGTTACTCCTAACCCACCTATCATTAATGCCCCTGCTGTAGCTATAGCTGCTAATTTAGAACATGCAGCCTTGGAAAAACTAGATAACTTTCCTTCCATCTTTTGCAGCGGTTTACTTAATTTATCTTTCAACTTAACAGAAGGGCTAGCCTTTATTTTATCCAAAGCTTTGGTTCTTTTTTCTGTTTGCTTTGCAAATCGTTCAGTTGCTGTTAGCTTCTTTTTGGCTTCACTATCTCCTTTAACACCAATTTTTATATCTAATCTATAAATTTCTTTTTTAGCCAACTATCTAGCCCCCTTTCGGGCTTGTTCAGCTTTCTTTTCCTGCTCTATTTCATAACTAGAAAAGGCAAGGAGTAATTTCCTTGCCATATCATTTCTAGACATAACAAAGTCTGGGGACATATCATGTTTTACAAATAAATTGTAAAGTACTGTGACTTTGCCTCCCAGACTTATTAGTTTTTTATATCTTCTATTTGTTCCAATTCTTCATCAAAACCACTTAGTTCCAAAATCTTATCTCCCATTGCAGAAGTTTCTCCCGCTAGAAATTTCTTTCTTATAACCTGTTTACCATCACTAGCTTTAAATGCATCTAGCAATCTCTTATCATTCCAATTTGGACTTACTGTAGCTGCTTCTATAAGTGCTGCATTAAATTCCTCATCATCTAATTCTTTTATTCTTTTTCCTCTTTCTTTTCTTGTATAAGTACACTGTCTTTTTATTTTATTTATTTCTTTTTCACTTAGACCTTTTAAAGTTACTGGAATACCTAATCGTCCTATACAATAAGTAGCTTCTGGAACTTCATCAGGCTCCATAAGTCTGTTTATTATATCTTCCTCTGTCATATTTAACATTTCTTCATCTTGTATTCTTTCATTACTCATTAATAATTCCTCCTAAAATTTATTTATTCTATAACTATTGGGTCTAAAAGTTCATATCCCTCGTAAGTAAAAGGAGTTTCCTCCTCTACAAGTTCATTTGCTTTCAAATTTATAAGGTTCAACTTATCAGCCATACAATTCATAAGTCTTATTCTTTCAAACCCATATGCTTCAGGATCTTCTAAAGATGAAATAGTTTCAAATCTTTTAAATCCCTGCTGTATCATTTTTGAAGATACTTTAAATCCACTTATTGAACCTGTACCTTTTTTAGAACCTGCTTTATATCTAGTCCAATCATCACCTAAAAGGTTAAGCTCTTTTTTATCAAGCTCAACCTCTGCAGTGCATTCTGTCAAGTTGGTTTGCCATTCACCGTCTACTAAAATTTTCCCTTTAGAACCGTGTATTGTTCTACTTGCATCTAATGCCATAAGCTATCCCTCCTATCTTAAATATCCTGTTCCATAGATACGTTTCATTACATTTACATACTTAGCATCCCATTTCCAGAATACTTCATCATTTTTAGCTTTCGCTTGCAATTCTTCATCTATCTCAACTGTAAAGTCTTCTATTACACCTTCTTTTTCTAGCACCTCAAAATATTGTTTAAGGGCACATATAAGTGCTAGTCGACCTGTTCCATCATTAGGTACTTTACCTACAAATTCTTTTCTTTTTAATGCAGTATCTCCATCAACTGCATTCATGAATTTTATGCCTCTAATATATCCCCAAGTCTCATTTTGTTCTTCACTGTATTTCTTAAGCGTATTTACATCATCTACAACTATAACCTCATCATCTTCTTTTACCATAACTAAAGTTCCAGCCTCTAAGCAGTTCTCTACTTCTTCCTTACTTAGACGAGGTTCTACATCTTCAAATATAGTCTTTTGATTACATATGCTTTCCTTAAGACGCTGCCCTGTCCCTAGTCCAGCTATATAGCATGCAGTTTCAGTAGGTGTATACTTTACACCTTCATAGCAGCCACTAACACCTACATTAACTATTCCCTCAAAGTTAAATTCTTTACTCTTTGTATTAGCTTGTTGAATAGTATCTGTGTCCTTAATTCCTAAGTAAGCAATTATATTATTGCCTTTAGTTTTATTTCTTTTAACCCATGCCTTTACAGCGTTTTGTAATGCTTCATCAGGTACACCATCTAAACAAAATCCATCATCTTTATATCCCTCAAACACTTTCATAGCTTTAATATAATGCTCATTAGTTATAGATGTTGTACCATCATTCCCTCCAGTAAAAGTTTGATTAGCGACACTTGCTAGTTTTCCATTACCTTCATCTAATTTAGTAGCCTTAAGCCATGTATTTTCCACATTTTCATTAATAGATTTAGCTATTTCTTCTATAGTTCCACCAAGTTCAGAGAATGCATATAGCTGTTTAGCTGCTTCATATAAAATTAAATCTTTCTTAGTATTATCTACTATATTTGTTCTAATTGTTATATTATAATCTCTAGTTGTAGGATATAAGGTTTCTATTTTTAAAACTTCTGTATCTTCTGTGTCCTTAAGCACTACACTTGCTATCTTTTCTGTGCCATCTGTAAGTCTATACAGTAAAAGCTCCTTAGGCTGTCCTAGTAATGCTAATCTACCTAATCTATAAGCTGTATTGTCCTTGCCAAACTTATTTATTAAGTCTTTTTCATCTTTTACACTTATTACTTTATTTACTGGTCCCCAATTAGCTTTAACTGGCATAGCTAAAATACCATGAATTCCTGTACCGATTCTTTTCTCTGCTAATGATTTAAATCTATTATAGAATCCTGGTATGGTAGGCCTATTATTTTCATTCCATACTCCTGTTGCCAACTAATTCACCTTCCTTTCTAAGAAATTTTTAATTCTTCCCTTAAATTCTTTTTTAGTCATTTCTTCTTTACCACAATCAAATAAAGCACCAACTGCTACCTCTTTTCTGTAGCCTGTTAGTGCTTCACAATTTTCTATTAGATCGTGTACTGGATATAATTCCTCTTGGATTACATTAGTCTCTTCATCCATATATTAATCCTCCTATTCTAAATTACCTCTACTATAAATCTTATTTATAGTAGGAGTATTATCTTCTATCATTTTTCTTCTACTTAATTCTATTGTTAATTGTCCTACTCCTAACATATCTGCATCTCTATCCTCCTGTATGCTTTCTATAGTAAGATACCGCCTATCTGCTAAATCTAAAGGTATCTTTAAATCTTTTATAAGCTTATCTTCTATTTTATCTAAGAGTTCATTTATTTCATTTTTATTATTACTAACAATATGACATACAAGAGTTTTATTTATTTTAATTAAAGCTGGATTAATTCTTTCTCTACCTGAATTTGTTGTTCTCCATAATATAGAAGGTACTTCAAAATCCTTTATCCAATTATTCAAATAAATTGGATAATTAATTGTTTGTTTAGTGTAGTCTTCTAAAGCATCTAGCCAAGTATCAGTATTCTGTTCACCTTGTTCATGAAGAGCTATAACACTAAACTGTAATCCTCTAGCTATAGCATTCCATTCTTCATCTACAACATCCTGTCCTATAGCTCCATTAAACATACAAGTATAATTTTGCTCTGTATTAGGGCTTGTTATAGTTTGCAAGTCTAATGACTCTATGACCTTTTCCATTAAACTATCTAGTTTTTGAAATGTAGTTCTTTTTTCATACAACCATATCTCTATAATTCTTTTAAATGAAGTTGGATTATTCTGTTCATCATCACTACCTTGCAGAATTACCGCATAAGGCTTTACTGTATCTTTAGATGGAACTGTAGGCTCATAACAATCTTTAAGTTCTGGAATACTATCTATTAACTTTTGTCTTATTCCTGCTCTCAATTCTAATCATCACTCCAATATCTAAGCACTGCTGACTTAATAACTTCTCTACTACCTTCTAAAGTGTTTTCTATTGTCTTAAATCCTTTCGTACCAGGATGATTTACTTTTTTAACTGGATGTGCTGCACCTTTCCAATATAAGGACTTTCCATTCTTGGAAGCTATAACGTGAGGTTTACTTCCTTCTTCTAATATCTCTCCATATTCAACACCATGAGCCAAATATATAGAATAGTTATTTCCTCCACCTTCACATCCACCTTTTAAACCTTGTCTAGCATTAGAAGTTCTATCTGTCCATTTAGCATCATTTTTGGCTTGACTTTCTAATTTCCTAGCCATTGCATTACACAATATATTCATACCCACTTTTTTTCTTGCGATATATTCAATAGCTCTAAAATTCATATTAATCTACCCTCTCTAGATCACACATGTACCCACATATAGTATTTTCTATTTGTATAGGATAAGTTGCAGTAACTTTCATATGGCCTTCTAAACATTTAAACTCAATAGCTTCTTTAGGATTAATTTCTATATCTGCATCCTTATTAGCAATCATTTTGTATTTATCAGTACTGTAAGATGTTCCCTGTGTTTTGCTATCTATAACTATCTTATTTGAACTATCCTCAAGATATATAAGAACCTTAAGAGCTTTTATAGTTTCAACTTCTTCAAATGCTCCATCAACAATAAGTTTTTCAGTGTGTTTAAATTCTATTGTCGTAGGATTCAATTCTATTCCTTTATCAATTGTATCTATAATCTTTTTAGCTTTTAAAGTAGACATCTAACATCCATCTGCCCTTCTCATAGATGTTTTGTATCCTGTAGCTTTACTTGGATTTAAATTAGCCTGTTCTTGTAAATAATCAGCCTGATACATAGCGGCCAAGTTGTTCCAATAATCTGGATCAGCATTTTCCATTTCTATAGGTCCTACTTTTATTTTCTTATCAGTATTAGCTTTCATTAAACAACCACGCCAACTAGCTTTTAAAACATTATTATCATTAACTGCAAGTAAATTATTTAATTCTTCATCATTAAATACTGGATATTGATTTTCATTTAAATTAATCTTCAATATTTCTAAAGGTGTAAGTTCCATTCTTATTCACCTTCTTCTATTTCAGCATATTTTCTTAACTCTTCTAAGTCACATTCCTTAAATTCAAATTCTTCATCAATTTTAATATGTTTACCTCTATATTTTATATATTGCTTAGCCTTAGCTTTAAAAGTTTTTTCTTCTACTTTTTCATCTTCCATAACATCTATACTTTCTTCTTTAGACTTTGCCATAATAAAAATCTCCTTTCTTATATAAAACTAAAAAGCAGTCATATTGACTACTCTAATTAATATACTGTTGCAAAGAATACTTCATCTGCTCTATCAAAACTTACAATAGGCATAACTGATACTTTTGTATCTACAGTAACTGGGTCCTCTTTTACCATTGTTGTTACTGCAATTCCTTTATCCACCATATAAGTATCTAATTTAGATGTTCCTGATTGTTTGTCAAATTCTTCAGGAGTTGTACCATAAACAGTTTTTCCTAAAGTTGTCCCGCTCATAAGTGTTACTTTACCATCTGTATAATATTGAACTGGATCAGCACCTTCTGATGGAATATAAGTAGCATCTTCCAAAAATACAACTGTCAATTGAAGTACTTCTTTAACAAATTGAATGTAATTTGCTTGACTTAATATTAGTGAAGTATTCAAATTACTATTTTTAATATGGTTAGTAATAGCTTTATTAACTAAGAATGTACCATCAAAGGTATTTTCTGTTAGTAATAATATTTTAGGCTTAGCATATTGGTCATTTGTAATAGCCTTTTGCATTGCTTGAATATCTCCTATAATATCAGCATCAGGATTTGTCCATTTATCTACACCTGTTAACACCTCTCTATGATTTGATGGAACTCCATAGTCCACTACAATATCACCATCTTTAGATGTGAAGTTTAACAATCCATTTTGAATTACTGATGATCTCATTTTTTTTGCTATTATATTAGCTCCATCAATTAAATTAGAATAATTTTCAAAGACTTCTCCTAAAAGTGCATTTACAAAATTTTCGTTATTTGCTCCAACTGCATTTTGTAAGTCCCTTCTAGTCGTTTCATCTATTCCCATACCTTCTTTGAAGAATGGTATTTCAGTTGATTTAACTGTTAAATCTGCACTTAATGCTCTCATCTTTGTATTTGCATCAAAAGTACTCATTCTTAAAGCTATTGGTTTTTTCTTAGCACCTTTAGCCATTTCTAACTTTGTACCACTAACTTTTTTATCAGGGAATAAAGCTTTATCTATTGTTTGTTCTACTGGTAACTCTTTAATATAAAGAGCTATGTTCTTTGAATTAATATAATCTCTTAAATTAGGCATATATGTCTCCTCCTTATTTTTCAAAAATTATTTGTCTTAATGCTGCCATTTCAATTTTTTTAATAGCTTCATCTGAATTAAACTTGACTGCTGATTCATATAAAGCACCATGTACAAATACTGGCACTACTTCTGTTGCATTATCTTTATCTGCTGTTGATGACATTGAACCTTTAAAACTAATATCTTGATATACAACTCCCCAGGCATCTGTTTCACTTGAAGTTGAAGTCACTTTCTTACCATCTTTAGTAATTAAAGTCCCTGCTAAAAGTACCTCATTTTCATCTAAAAGTGTTTTCACATCACCTTTTCTTACCTTAACAGGCAATGAAATAAAATGATCTCCAGCTATTAATCTTAGCTTATTTTGTTTAGCTCCTATTGTATAACTTGACTGTCTCACTTGTTATCACTCCTTTATTTTTATTTAGCAAAATCTATTAAACTTTTTGCTTTCATATTTTCTGCTCTTTGCTTACCTAATTCTGTAGCAAAGTTAGTTTTATTTGGTTCTGGATCATTATTACCACCAGTATTAAATGCACCTGTACCTTTAACTTCCTTTTCAAATAAGAAATCGTGTGATTGCTTAAGCGGTTCTATTTGTTCTTTAAGTCCTATAACATTGTCTCCATCTATTTTTAGCTTATCTTTATCTATAAGCGCCATAATAAGCTTTTTATCCTTAACATTAAAATTACCTAAACCTTTTTCCAAAGCATTATTAAATGCTATATCTGATAACTGTTTCTCATAAGTGTCTTTTTGAGCTTTATTATCTTTTTCAAGCTGACCTACTTTTTCTTTTAATCCATCAACATCTTTATATTCTTCTTTTAAATTAGCTATTTGAGTATCTCTTTCAGTAACTTGTTTTTTATATTCCTTTGCTTGTTCATTTACCTGGTCAAATCGTACTTTATGAATGTATGCACCTCCGCTTATGTCCTCTAAGTCTTTGTCCTTATATTCCTTTTGCTTATCCTCTGGAAGTTGTTTAAATAACTTTTCTCCTATAATGTCTTTTAATTTTCCCATTGTTCTAACTCCTCCTTAATCTCTAATTACAGTTTTTAACGTGCCACTGAACCACGAATAGAATTTTCTTAATTATTCTTTAACGCCTGTAATTAATGTAAAAAGCCGAAAAAGTAAAGCCTTATTTCTAAGACTTAAATAAATTGTACACACCTTTCAAATATGGTAATATTTTGTTGAAAGGAGGTGTTTTTTTGAAGGAATCTCAAAATAAAATTTTAAATGATGCTTATGATAATTATTCACAAGGTAGCAATCGTCATGCTTATAGTTTTGATATAGATAATCCCCAAACTAAACAAAACTTACTGATCGATTTAAATTATTTAGAAGATAAAGGATTAATTGAAATTACTGCTCATGCCTCTGGGTTCGTAAATTTTAAATTAACTTCCTATGGTATTGACTATATGGAAGATTCTTTACCTGAACCAATTTCTCCAATCACAATAAATCAAGCACCTAATAGTATTAATGTTGTTGGGGACAACAATACTATCACTGATAATTACAATAATTTTAAAATCGAAATTGAAAACGCTGATATTCCAGAAGAATATAAAAAACTTTTAATTTCTTTTACAAATGAAATTAAAGAATCTAATATATCTAAGAAAGACTTAAAATCAAAAGTTAATAATTTTATTTATGAAATTTTAACTGGAACTACTACGGGGATAGCCACTAACATACTTTCTATATTTCTTAGTACATTTTTTCTTAATTTGAAGTAATATTTTATTGATTAGGAACTCTATATTTTCTTTATGAGTTCCTAGTTTTATAATTTCTGTATCTACTTTCTCTAATCTTCTCATACCTAAACTATTTTCCTTTCCAACTTTAAAAATTTCTAATTTAGACATTAACAAAAATTTAGTTTTGTATCTTATATAATATTTTTTATTATTAATTTGAATTTCTATATAATTTCTATCTATTATTCTCACATCCTTTAAGATAAAATAAAAGCACCTACTATTTTTACTTAGTAAGTGCTTTTATTTTTCTATTTTATATGGTTCTGACATAAATTCTCTATATTCATCTTTTGCCCATTGAGGTGCATCCTCTTTAATCTTCAAACCATCATCTGTATAATATCCATAACCTTCTTTTAAAAATCTTGGCTCAACTTGATCCATTACTTAGTCACCTCTCACTTTTATATATTACTATCCATATAGCTTAATTGTATTATCTAACAATTCCAAAAGTTTATGCCCATCTTTAATTAGTCTAGTCGTTCTTTCAACATTAGTTGCTTGACACATTATTTCAGATGATATTGTAATATAGAATCCCTGCAACTTACCTATATAATCTAGAAATTCTATACTTTCAATTATATCACTATGTTTTTCCCAACTATCTTTTTTCAACATTATATTAGATTTACTTTCCTTGAAATTTATATATTGCATATTCTCTTTATCAAATATTTTTTTACTTCCATTTAAATAAATCAAGTTATACAATATTTCACTACGAATAGATCTTAATGCTATTTTTTCTTTTCTTTTTTGCTCAACTTCCACTAATCTATTTTGATATTCAAATTGCTTTTTTAAAGAATTTTTGGTAACTATCCATGTAACAATTCCACCAGTAATCGAACCTATGAATGCTGAAAAAAGGTTTGACTCAAGAATTGCTTTTAAATACTCTAAATACTTCATATTTTCCCCCAAAAATTATTATAGTTTAATTTTTATATATTCTTTTAATTTCTTTTCTACTTTTTCTCCAAATACTTTAGCAAATTTTCTTGGATTTTCTCCACCAAAATATTCTGCAAATGTTTCTGCAAAAGCTTCTTCTGGCTTAGTTCCCCCATATCTGCTTACAAGTTCAGCTATATTTTTAAAACTAATATATTCATTATATTTTTTATTATAATCTGAAATAGTATTTTCTATAAATTCTTTGCACCAATTATTGCTAGATATACCGCTGTCCTTATCAAGCCATTTCATAGAATCAGCAATATGATGACCGTACTCATGTACAAATGTTTTATGTGGCTTAGCATTAGCTACTGTCCACTTACTTTTAATACATTGTTCTATATAACTATTATTATACCTTTTATCAGTAAAATATGCACCATTTAAAGCTAGTTCTACTGCTTGAGGTTTGTTGATGTAATATTGGTAATAGCCTACTGCATTCATCCTTGCTTTGATTTTTATTATTGGTAATTCAACTGGATCTATCTCCTTAAATCCTTCAAAATAACTATGAAACTTATCTAGCCAATTAACTGAATCTTGTAATATATCTTTATTTATAGGATATTTAGTACTGTCCGAAAACTTTATTTTATAATTATCTATTAGATGTTTCTTTATCTCTCTTTTATTCTTAAATTCAGTATATTTTCCTTTAAAATCTTTCCATTGTATTTCTTTTGACTTTTTCTTAGGATATTCTATAATGTTTAATTCATTATTATCTTTATACCATTTATCTAACTTAGGATTAGATTTTCCTTTATTCCATGCTTTAAGATCTTTAATAACCTTATTTATATCTTCATTTTCCTCAGTAAAATAACATAAACAATTGGGATGTTGTAATGGAATTTCATTAGGTTTAAATACCCTTCCATCATAATCATCACAAATATCTGTTTTACCATGCATCCTAAAGCTATGACTAGCACTTAAATTCCACTTAATGCCCCTGTTAAATGGATTCTTTTTAGCATTTTCTATGGTAGTTTCACTAAAAGCATGGGTTATCGATGTTCTAGCTAATCTTTGAGCTTGATAGGATATACTTTTATTCATACCAACTTCTAAAGTTTTAGCTTCTATCCTTTTAGTTGGATTTATATATCTTTCTAATTGTTGAGCTAATTTTCTAGCATTAGTTCCTTTAGCTATATTAACTTTTATTAGAGTATCTATATCCTTAGTATTACTTTTAGTTATATTCCAAATTCTTTTATCTAAGGTTTTACCATCTTCATAATACTTTCCTTGTATAAGTTTTTTTACTGCATTAGCTGAAGTATTTATAACTGATTTATTAAACATAGCTCTTAATTTTATATCATCAGTTATTGATTCATAATAAGCTAACTGTGTTGAACTAGCTATTTGTGAACTAGTTTGAATATTACATTTTATAGTTTGACTTAATTTAATATTTAATTCATTCATATAAGCCTGGACTATTTCTTCCATTCCACTTAAATATTGTTTGCTTGAACTAGTTCTACATGAAGCAATTTCACTTGATAACTCTTTAGCCAACTTTTGATATATTGTTAATAATTCTTTTTCTTGTGTCTTATTAAGCTTTAAGAACTTCTTTCTAGCATCTAATACTCTTTGTTGGTATAAATTCATTATTCATCACCAACAATCCCCTTATTATTAGAGTTATTATCTAAATTATCTAATTCATCATCTAAAGCTTTATTGTATTGATCTGATTCTGCATTAACTATCATTGCTTTTTCTTCTAATATCTCATCAAAGGCTTTTTCAACATCTTCTTCATCACTATATTCTTTAATATAAGATTTTCTACTTCTAACATCTGCTTCTACTTCTTTCATAGCTAAAGTTTTCTTTTCATCTTCATCATTAGGAATAGGATAGTTTTGTTTTATAAGTTTAGTATATTTCATATTTAGCCAGGTTTTATTAAATATGCCTGGATAACATACTGAACCTACTTCAATAATGAAATTCATTAAAGATAATAAAGGCTTTTCCCAATCATTAAATTTCTCTTCACATCTAGCAATTAAGTCATTATATAAATAAATCATAGCCTTTGCTGATGGTATATTATTTAAATCACTTATCTTAGGCATATCTAACGTTTCTTTCATATCACTATCTGCTCTATCAAGATAAGAATCCAGTGCTGAACTACTACCTATATTGTATTCTTGTCTCTGAATAGTAGCTTGCTTCCCTTCTGCTAGCGCTTCATCTCTAGTTTTTATTGCATGTACTGCATTAGGAGCTATAGTTAATCTATTTACATCATCTTCATTACCATCAATTATACTTTCAGAACCAAACATCTGGAATCTTAAAGCATCCGCAAAGTCACTATTCCTTTTATTATATTGATTTTGTGCATCTCTTAAGTCTGTAATGTCACTTTCACCAAAAGTATTATTAAGTTCTCCACCATTTCTTATAAGCCAACATGGAATAGTAGAAAATCCTGTGTCTTGGTCTATTGTTAATTCTTTCTGTAAATCTGTATTCTTATAAGTTTCTTTCCTATACCAAGCTTGGAGTGCTTTAGTATCTTCATCTACTTTGTAATAGTAAGTATGTAAATAATACAACTTATCCTTATCTTCTTTGTATACATTCATTTCATCTTCTTCAAAGAATACTGATTTTAGCAACTTTCCATTCTTCTCTTTATAATAAAAATTTTCTATACTCTCATACTTAATTACAATTGGTTCTCCTGGATTAGCTTCAGCCCTAAGCAATACTCTCTTTTTAATGGTAGCTTCTAAGAATGCTTTCCTAGTATTGTTCCAGAAATTATTATTTTTAAATACATCTTCTATAAACTTTCTTAATTCTTCACACTTCTCTTTGTCCTTTAAATCATCTGCCTTAAATATTAATGTTGGTTTCTTTCCAAACATCCATCTAGCCTGCTTCTTAAGAAGTGGCTTAACTTTATTTCTAATATCTTGAGTAGGTGTATAATCAACATTATCATCTATTGGCCAGTTTTGACCATATAAAGCTGGATTGTCTTTTGCTTTTTCTAAATCTATAGATTTTCCTTTATAATAGTAATAATCTATGAATACTCTTTTTCTTTCCGATATTTCATTATCTGGAAGTTTTAACAATGTATCTCTTATTGTCTTTGCTTGTTTTTCCACTAGAATACTCTGCCTCCTTTCCTTCCATATGGATCAGTAGTTGTTTTCTTAACAACACCTTTTCCTTTTTTATAAACTTTATCATTGTATTTCTGTTCTTTAATATCTGCAACTTCATATCCATCTAATGCATACCAAATAGCACTACATTTTTGTTATCGTAAAGGCTCTTTATCCTCTACTTCTTACAGTTGTTATTCCTGTAAGTTCGGACTATCTATTAATTTATTATAATCAAGTTCATATATCTTGTAAGTTTTTTTAACTAACCAATCCTTTTTAATTGCATCAGTCACATTTACTTTCCCCCCAAAGAACTCTCTTGCTTTTCTATTGTAAGGAAAGTATAATTTTTCACCAGTTTTAATATTTTCAACTACTACTGTTTGATATTTAGAATTTTTATTTATTTCAATTATTTTTCTAACATCTAATTTATCACTTAAATAAAAATATTCTTTAACTCTGTTGTTTAAAGCTCTACTTTCTACATATCCCAAGGTTCTTCTAGTAGCTTCTGATACCCCTATATATTCACCTATATAGTTTAATAAGTAATCATAAACATATACTTTATAGCACTTATTAATAGTCATATTATTTATCGCATTACCATAATGAACATTCTCTAATCTAGTTACCCATTCAAGGTTTTTATAATTATTATTTGATTTATCTTCATCTTTATGATTAACCTCAGGATTATTCTTAGGATTAGATATATATGCTAATGCAACTAATCTATGAATATATGCTTTTTTCCATTTTCTTTGGCCTTTTAGCTTTAAACTAACAACTTTATATCCTTTACCATTATCATGACTCGCTAATGCCTTATTTGTTTTAGTTGAGAATATAAACCCTTCTTTACTTACAAAATATATGTCTAGAACTTCCTCATATCCATCTATAGTATTTACTTTTATCATATAATATCACCTCAATAATATCATAGTATACCAAATACCATAATTGAAGCACTATCTCATAATAAATTTCGAGGTCTCGTGAGTGAATTATATTCTGTAAAACAGTTTCATCACCTAGTCTCTGCCCCTCACATAGTTTTTAAGCATATGTGTTCGGTTCGGATTAGCATTTCAGCCTTCCCGCTTAATACCTCGATTTATACACGCCTAGGCTGGTATGCCCAACGTGTGAGGATCTATACTAAATTCATCTTCTATAATTTCACCATCTTTATCTACTGCATAAGTTAAATCTTCTAGTTCATCTATAACATCTGGACAATCTTCTGAACAAATTATCTTTTTAAATCTCTTAACCTTTTTAGTATTTTGAAGTCTACTGCCTTGGAACTTCTTAGCTCCCCTCATATTAAATCCTTCTTGTTTATAATATTTAATGGTCTTAGGTTCTGCACTGTCTGATCTAATTAGTTCCTGTGTTTTCTTAAACTCTGCTATTTCTATTGCTGTTTTATCATCTGTCATTTGGTTTTTATAATATTGCCAGTAAATATATAGAATCTTATTCTTATCATCTATAGCTAACCTAACTATGGCATTGTACGAAGTCTCAAATCCAAAGTCCATACCAACTCTATAAATAGGAACTTTAATACTTTGAATAGCACTAATAACTGCATAATGAGGTCTTTTTTCAAACTGAGGTAATACTTTTCTACCATTAACCCCAAATCTGCCTCTTCTAGCTATTCTATATAAATCAATATCATAAGTTTTTAATTCATCTAGCTGCTCTATATAAGTTTTAGGCAAAAATAAATTATCATCAGCTAGAGAATGATGATAATAAGTATTATTTTTTATAATTATTCTATTTTTATAAAGTTTCTTATCATCTAAGATAAAAATCTTCTTTTTAGTATCCATAAAAAAGTGCTTATAACACCAATTATTCTTTGATACTGGATTAGTAGAAAGTATCATGTGTAGTTTTAATGTTGGATGTCTTAATCTTCCTAATAATTCTTTGAATCCAGCATATTTTACCTCTGAACATTCTTCTATCCATACTATAGACACATTATTAATAGACTTTAACTTAGCTGGCTTATCCATACCTTTGAATATAATCTTACTACCATTAGGGAATCTTATTTGCATAGGAGAAGTAACACATTTAATCCTATCATCTAATTCCATTTCAGTTATTATTTCATCAAATAAAGAGAAACATGAATCTCTAATAGTATCATATACTTCTCTTACTACTAAGGCTGTTCTTTTTTCTTCTAATAGTTTAAGTATTAGTTTCAATGCTACATGATAACTCTTAGATGAACCATATCCACCTACTAAAAAATAAAACTTATAAATCCAATCAAATATAAAATCTTCAAAGTGCGGATTAACTTCTTTTACTATAGGCATTAATCCTCACCCTTCCGCTTAATTAGTATTTCTATTGGTTTATCCTTGTTATCATCTTTATTTATATCTGCTTTAAGTTTTTGTATTCTAAGTTTTTGTTCTTCCGTAGCTATATCCCAATTAGTATTTAGCATTTCATCATATTGTTTTATAAGACTTCTTAACTCTCCCATTGCTCTACTTTGAGCATTTAAAAAAGTGGCCTGTCTATCCCAGGCAAATTGGAATTCATATTCCCTTTCTTCTGATGAGCTTTTATCACCCCATGAATCTTTTGTCTTTTTCAATTCCTTTATCATTTCTTCTTTTTCTGTTACATACATAATTCTTTGAGATCTTACTATTGCTGCATACTGTATCATTATTTGATCCCATAATATATCTAAAGGTTTCTTGGTTTCTATTTCCTCCATTATAACTAAAGTTTCTTCCGGTAGGTACTTACTAAAAAAACCATGTTTCTCCGCATTCTTATTCTTTGCTGGAGCTCCATGGCCTACTGCATTCTTATTATTTAAGGGTGCACCCTTTTTATTCTTGTGTGCACCCTTCTGTTTTTTCTCTTCTGACCAACCATATCTTTTTACCCAAGACTTAATTGTATTCAAACTAACCGAATACTTTTCAGCTAAGTCTTTATATTTCATACCTTGTAAATAATCTTTCTTAGCCAGTTCTTTTTCATCTGGTCCTCTTATATTTTCCATACCACCACCTCGTTGCTAGTTGCTTTGTTTGTTTTGTATATAAAAATAATAGACTTGTAATAAGTCTATTATTTTTCAAAATCTTTTATTTTAGGATTAAACCATCTGTTTCTATCTACTAAGGATGCTCCCTTACTAGTTGTCCATTCTTCATAAACCGCTTTACATTTACTATTTAAGCATATATATATTTTTGAATAAGTATCATATCCCATCCTATCATTATCTTGAGGCATCATTTCAGAATTACAATATCTACATCTCATTTTATAACCTCCTTGACATATATTATGTGAATACCTTTCTTTTATATCAATAACTTTATCATCATTTCCATTTTCTTATAAAATCCTTATATAATTATATCATGTTTTACAAATATATTAATCATTTCCATATAATTAACCAATAAACTTATTAACTTTTGTTGTATTATCAAGCAAATTCATAATATCTAAATTCATAATTAAATATTGTTTTTTCCTATATTCCTTTATATTTGCACGCTCCTCAATAAATGCACATATATATAATATAATTAAAAGATATAACATACCCTTTATTGGTTTATTAATATAATTATTATTATAATTAATTATTTTAACTAAATTATCAAAGTTCATAGAAATATCTTTTGATTTATATATAATTTCTTTTTTTATTGTTTTTTCATAATCTTGTAATCTTCGTTTTTCATTTGTATCAGTTGTAAATTTGATTTTATTTTGAACTTCCAATAGTTTTTCATGATATGCTTCTTTTTTATTTTCTAATGAATTAATTTTTACTTCGTGATTATTTCTTTTCTGTACATATTCAGTATTAACTATATTAATTGAAAATGTTGCCACACTTATGAAGATTGTTATAAAAACACTTATTTTTGCAAAGAAACTACCTTCTCTAATTTGATTTATTTCATTTTGCAGATCAATCTTTTTTAATTCAAGTTCCTCACTAGAATAATTATTATAATATTTTATCAAATACCTCATTAAATCATTTTTGGTATTAATTTTCTTTAAATTCGACTTTTTAATAATTGGCCTTGATATTTTTTTGTAATACTTAATGTTCTCTTTTTTTCTCTTAAATTTATAGGTTAAATTAATAACATTCATATTATTCTCCTATTTATTGTATATCTAAGAATATTATTTCTATATTTATTTAAAAATTATAAGTCTAAAATCATCATCTAGAAAATCTTTTGATGGCATTAATTTAGAATAACTTTTCATATCTCCAATATCTATTTGAAAATTATCTTTCACTTGTCTATTATTAATAATTAATCTCAATTCTCTTTGATATTTAAAATAATTATCCTTCCACATTAACTTTAAATTACTATCTTTAATTTGAGATTCTATTCTTTCTGAATCATTTACAGAAAAATTACTGTATCGTACTTCGCCATAATGAGCATTAATACAATTTTTATCAAAACACTCTTCTATATATTTGAATAAACTTATAGGTCTAATAAGAAGAACATACTCTCCAAATTTTTCTAGAAATTTTTGTTTCTGCTCTTCCGTAAAAATAATTTGTACAGTTTTTTTATTATCATCCTCATCAATTATTTTAATATTACTATCATCAATATATGTAAAACATAAAACAGGCTTTAGTAAATCTTCCTTAGTTATTAGATGAATTTTTTGAGCTCTACCTTTTATATGTTGTTCTTCATTATTGCTAATTCTTAATTGAACATCATTTATAACAGTCTCCGCTTCAGTAGAATCTCCTACATCTTGTTTCTCTAGTTCTTTAAAATATTTAAAATTTTTCATATATAATCTACCACTTTGTAACTCTTGCAAATTATTTTTTTCTCCAAACTTGGCTATACAATAAATTAAATTATTCTTATGTATTTTTGAACTTAGCATATTTTCACCCCCTGCAATATAAATTTCTACATTTTAGGAGGTTTTCCTTCTTTTTATAACATTTATGTTCACAAAATAAAGAAGAGCCTTATTAAGCTCTTAGTTATATTATTCTATCTTTTCTCCTAATCCTATCCATAATGCATATGGAAGCATGGCCCTAAATTGTCTATCCTTCTATTATTAATCCATCTATACATAATTCTAAACCTTGCCACGCTGCTACTATACAAGTACTAATACCAATTAATATTAGTAAATTAGTTATATACTTTTTCATTTACTCACTCCTTTATTAGTTTACTATTGTTTTTACTTTACATAACTATATTTAAGTAACTTAAGCTATTTCCCCCATGTTCTTTGCTTTATCCTCCCACCTTTACCCCTACAATAACTATCATGACTCATAAGATCCATAACATCAGAAAAGGAGAGGTCCTCTTTCTTACCTCTCCCACGCTTTTTCTTATTCTGTTTCCTATTTTTATTTAATTGCTTATGTACATTTGCTTGTTGTGTTTCTATTATCTTTCCTACCTTCAAACCTCCCGCCTCCCATATTATATTTAATATGAATATAATCTCCTGGACTTATCCAGGTATGTAAAAAGCACCTAGATTACAGATTAAAATTCTGTTCCAAGTGCTTTTTAGTACATACACAATATATTATATATTTTTTATTTTAGCAGTTACCTTATTTGTACGATAAATCCCTGCTATTTCTATACTACTATTATAACATGTTTGAATTTTTCTGTTGTCTACTTTTTGTCTACACTTTGTCTACTTTTTGTCTACGTTATAATACCTTTACTATATATTTAATAATCCTGATTTAAATAAACCACATAAAATATCCATTTGAGAATTATATGCTTTTTCTCCCATTCCAATTTGTTTCCATAATTCTCTTGGTTTTATATTTTTATCATTATCTTTTAAATACTTATACCCATCTAATACATATTCTTTATTTAAACTATTAGATTTAGTATTATAAATTCCTTTAGGTATACCTTTTATTAGACCTTCTTCACACAACCCCAGAAAGGCATTTTTCGGACAACCTTTTCTAACTGATACTTTCCTTCCTTCAAATATCTTATCAGCTTCTATTTCCCAAGCTAACTTAGGATCAATACTACTATTAGAATTAATCCTCTTTACAACATTTATAGCTATCTGTGCATACTTATTCATATATACCTCCTTATAAATACCCATTTATAAGTTATTATAACATTATTTGCAAGCATCTCATTATTCAAGTTTGAAATACCTTCATTCTATTAATAACAATTTCATTTTATAACTTCACTCCAATGCATTATGTCTTTAACAATCTTTTCTCTTTTTTTATATCCTGCTGCTCTACTCATATTTAATTCATCTGCTATTTGTTCTACACTTAATTCTTGTTTATATTTTAACTTTATAAATTCTTTATCTTCTTCATTTAACATCCTTATATTAAATTCTATTGCTTTACTTTCTTTTTCTATATTACTTACATCCTCTTCTAAATTAAGTATTTCTTGTTTCTTATCTGCCTGTTCTCTTATCAATCTATCTATAGCTTGCACTATGGCTCTTTCTGCATAACTTGCACCTGTATTGGACGTTTGTACTCTCTCTCCACATGGTACAGCTTGTAGATCATAATCTATATTTACATTTGTATCTTTTATTCTTTTTTCTAACTGTTCTATTCTATCTTTTAAGATTTCTATTACATCTTTTTTATATTTTATTATTTCTTCTTTTTTAAAATAGTTATATAACATTCTCTCTGTTTGCCTAAATAAATCTTTATTCATTTAGTCCTCCTTAAACACTAAATCTTTGTACTATTGTCTGTAGCTCTTCGTTTGTAGCTTTGTATTGGGTATGTTCTTCATAACCACCCCAGTTATCTACTCCACAAGCTTCTAAGGCATCTAGCTTATCCTCAGCCTTTAATAGTTCTAAGAATCTTTCATTACTTATTTGTACCATTTAATATTCCTCCCTTAATAGGTATAGTAGCCTTATTATTTATACATATTATTCTCATTATCATTTTGTTGTACTTAATATTTTTGAATTACGACATAAAAAATACCGCATATTCATTTCTGAATAATACGGTATTCTAAAAATTATTTAATTCTACTACTTATTTTTTAATTCCTTTTTAACTGGCATTTCTATAACTTTAATAGATGGCTCATTTTGTTTTGGAGCAAGTATTCCTTCATCCAATCCTAATAAATTTTCAACCTCTTTTCTTGGTAAACTTAATTCCTTGCGAGATAATTCTATCATTATCTCATCCTCATTAAGAATATCATTATCTATCAAAATGCTAATAGCTCTTCTCAATACTGTCGGTTTACTCATTATTAGTGTATCATCTAAAGGTTCCTCCTTTCGCCAGCCTAGTTTACTCATTTTTTTCATCATATTTTGATATGAATTATAATTTAAAACTCCAAGATGATTAGCTCTTACTAGCATAGCCGAAATCGAAGTTCTCCATTTCTTTTTAAGTTGTTTATAGTAATCTAAATTAGTTGGATATGAACTTATATCTTTTATAAATGAACTCTGTGGCAATAAGAATGCCGCCGCAAAAGCATGGGCTTCATTTTCCATGGCTCTAATTTCTTCATTTGTTAGCTCTTCTAAATTCATAAACCCATCATGAATAACTATATGTGCTAATTCATGAGCGGCACTGAATTGTCTTCTTACAGCCGACCCTTTATCGTTTCCAAGCACTATTATAAAATATTGATTCCCATTTATAATTTGTTGTTGCGTAAATGCATCAACTTCCTTACTTTCTGTTTTCATAGCTGTAACTACAATTCCATTTTTCTCTAAAACATATATAATGTCTTTTATTGGTTCTTCTCCAAGATTCCAATATTCTCTTAATTTAATAGTTTTTTCTTCTATAGATAAATCCTCTTCAAATTCAGGAAGATTTAATTTAGGAAACTCGATATACTCATTTAAAAAATTATATAACTTCCCAACAAATTTTACTTTTTCTTTTTGCCTATTTTCATCTTTTTTGGTCATTCTACTTTGAGCTCTAAAATAAGTATTTCCTAATTTAACATCTATAGTATCTTGCTCAAAAAAATACTCTCTAGGAAAGTTCAAGCTATTAACAATGTTCATCAAAGTATCAAATTGTGGTGAAGTTAATCCATTTTCAAATTGGGAAATAGCTTGTTTTGACACACCTATATCTTTTGATAAATCCACTATAGTCTTGCCTCTATATACTCTAGCTATTTGTAATCTTCTACCATTAAATTTTTTATTCTTTATTATTTCATTACCTAAATCTTTAATTGCATTCTTTTCGTTATTTAACATTTTCATGCTAACCCCCTAAATGCAAGCGTTATTTTTATTCTAACTTCCTCTTTTGTTTTTCTTTGCTTGCAACCATATCTTTTGTATCTTCTTTTTTCTTTTCTGAATTATCACCATTTGAATATTTCTTTATACCTAACTCAATTGGAGGATTTTCTATATTTAATTCATCATTTGTATCTACGATTTCATCAATATCAGCCTTAAGATATCTATTCCAACATTCTGATTTAATTATATCTAGATTATAATCAAGTACATTACCTGATATATTTGTTACTTTGCCTTGCTTTTCAGAAAATAATATGTTTACACATATTTTTACCTTTCCATTTAAATCTCCAAGCATTCTTTCTAAATCTTCTTCTATATATTTCTCTTTATTATCATCTTTAGGAAATATAGATATCTGTTCTCTTTGCTCAGGATTGAAGTCGTTGTTTATAGAATTTAAAATTTTGGCATAATGATATTCCTTATCTTCTTGGCTTTTGATTTGTTTAATTCTTTGTTCCTTCATTAACACATATAATATGTTAGTTTCTTCGTTGTATACTACTATAAAAGACCATAGTTCTCCCCTAAAAATTTTATAACATTTATATGGAAAGTCACTAAAATTTTTCTTTATATTTTTAAAAATATAATTCCAAATCTCATGATACTTTCCATTTTCCGTTGGAAGATTTTCCTTTTTAACATGATCTATATATTGAAGCTTACCATCTCTAATTGATTTTAATATTAGTTCAATCTTTTCTTTTAAAAGCAAATTTTCTGGTAACATATTTCCCCTCATTTATCCACCCCTGTTTCTTGTTTTATATTAGTATAATACCTATACACCTCAAAAAAGTCAAGTGAAATATTATTTAAAGGGATTTATTCAATCTTTTTGTTTTATAGTGTTCTTGTTAATACCGCATTATTCAATTTTCAAAGAACATTTTATTTCTATTCTTGATTCAACAAAATTTCAGATTCCGACTCTCTTTTCTCGTTGTCCCTGCTCTCCTTTGTTCCATAACATTCTGGTAAATTCATGTATATATTGCATCTGCCTATATTTTCTATAGCAATAATCTTTTAAATCTGTCTTATTAAACTTTTCTTTTAATGCTAACTTTCCAGCATTAGATGCTATATTTGCCCATCTATCACTTAACACCCAAGCTTTTTTACTTATTTCAAAAGCACTAAGATGATCCTCTGTACTTAAGTTCAGAAACTTATTAGCTATATCATAATACTGATTTATATCTTCAGAAAACAGACTATCAAAGTTCGTTTCCCTTTTTTCTATTATCATGGCCATACCTATCTAACTGCTTTCAAATCAAATTTTAACTGTTTATCTGCTTTTTTAAGCATTTTAAAATCTTCATCTTCAAATCCTTCTAATAAGTTAGGTATTGGGCTTAAAGTAGTTTCCCATCCTAATCCTAAGTTTCCTATTACCTCTTTCCATCCTTTAACGTCTGGTTCTCTTAGCTTGTCCCCATCTATCTGTTTTAAACAACTATATATGTGTGCTATTATTTGTTCATTGCTTATTCTCTCCATCCAAAATTCTCTGCTCTCTATAATAAATTTATATCCTGTAAGCTCTGTAACTTGTTTTGGTGCCTTCTTAATCCACATAACATCATCAGATTTACTCATTTCATCACCTACATAATCTATGTCTTCAATAAATAATATTTTTTCCACATTAATAGAATTAAATTCCGTAACTTGATTCATAAGGTTTTCTTTAATTTTTAAAGCTATAGGCTGATATATATCATTTTTAATCCAATGTTTGAAATCATACTTTCCATTACCTAAAGCTATTATCTTTTGAATTTTTCCATCTCCTGTAGCTTCTGCATACTGTAAGTTATAACCCATACATTCTATTTCCTTTACTTCTCCTGTTCGCTCATTAAGTATTTTTATTTTTGGCATTTTTTATTCTCCCTTCTAATCTTTTTTAACTCGTCATATTCTATCCATCCAGTTGAACTATACTTTAACGATCTCGCTACCCATGTAAGTTTTAAATCTGGATATTTATAATCAAACATTTTTCTTCTCATATTTCCTTGTTGGGTTTCAGTTCCTTTAACATCTATAAGCTCCTCTGAACCATCTAAATGATATATTAAAAAATCTGGTGCATATGTTATTGCTCTGTGTGTCTTTCCGTGCTTTTTAAAACTTGGTTGCAGCTCATACTTAGGTTGTTGCTCAAAATTTAATATCTTGTCTTTAGCCTTTAATTCTTTAAGATATAAATAATATCTACCTTCATCCTTACTATCAAAAGTAATTCCATCTATGACAATTTTCCTCGCTCCATATTTGCTTCTATTCATCTCTGTCCCTCCAATCTAATATGTCTTTTACCACTCTTCTTTCTACATCTATTCATGCTTTCAATTACCGTTGCCTTATACTCCTGTTCTCTTCTACGTCTTCTTTTCACTTGTGCTTTTAATATGTTTTTTACAAACTCCTCTTTGCTTATTTCCATAAAAACACCTCGTATTACTGTTTTAGTATTGTCATACACTGTAGGTATAAACATGTCCATAGTTAGCCTATACCTGCAGTATTTAGTTATCCTATTTTTTCAACTCCTTTAAGCAGCTCTTACAAATATTTTTACCTTTGAAGTTAATCACTTCACTTGCCTCTCCACAAAATATGCATGCTGGAGCATACTTCTTTAATATTATTTTCTCCCCTTCTGTATAAATTTCTAAAGCATCTTTTTCGGCAATATCTAATGTCCTTCTTAACTCTTTAGGTATAACTATCCTTCCTAAATCATCTACTCTTCTTACAACTCCAGTTGATTTCATTTTACATCTCTCCCTTATTTTTATTTAATTCATATATCACTATTTCTCTATTTAAAATTCTTAGAACTTTGTCTAAATTTTCATGTTCGTTATATAGCCTTACTGCTTCATCTGCCCATAAGTTAGTTCTTAAGCTTAATTTCTCTACTTTATCTTGGTACTTGTCCAATAATTCCAAGCTCTCTAGTAATAAATCCTTATAGTCCATGCTTTTCTTTACACATTCATTTAGAAGAAACTTTAAAATTGTATTTTCTTCTTTAAGTGTTTGTGTTTCTTCTGTTCCTTTATTCTCTATCTCTTTAACTAATACAGTTATCATTCTATCCCTCCATTACTCTTAATTTTTCATATATACTAAATTCACTTTTACCAATAGTTTTAGATATTAAAGTAGGTGTATAGCCCTTATCGTAAAGTTCCTTTAATTTTACTTTTTGATCTTTAGTCCAAAATACACCTCTTCTTTTAGGTACTGGCCTATATGGAATCTTTAAATCATATATTTTTCTTTTAACTGCAGATTGACTTCTTCCTAATCTTTCAGCTATGTCTGCATAAGTAAAGTTATAGGTTTTTAATAGACTTATTAATTTTTCTATTTCTGAATCTGTCCAAGGTCTTTTATTTCTACTTTTGTTATTGGCCAATATATCTATTCTTCTTTTCTCTTTAGCCCATTGTGGTTCTTTTCCTAAAATATTTTCTTCTATTCTTGAAAAATCAATCAAATTTTTATTATCTTTACCCCACTCCCAAAAATCATTTTGTGTAGCATATGCAATACTTTCATTTATTAAAATCTTATTTTTAACTGGGAACCCATATTGTTCAACCCAATTTCTCATTATACTTTGATAATGAACTCCTATAGCTTTAGATAACTGATTAATGGTTATTCCATCTATACTCAACTTAGGATCACCTAAGCCCATTTTGTAAGCTTTCATTCTTACTGCCCATTCGCTCCTATTTAATTTCCTAGCTATAGCCTTAACACTTTTAGCGCCCCACTTTTCTTCTAAATAGATCAACTCTTCTTTTGTATAATCTCTTCTTTTTTTAGTTATTAAATTATGTTTATTAAGGTGCGCATATAAAGTGCTTTCTCCGTATCCTGTTATATCTACTAATTCCTTTACAGTGTGCTTTTTTATCAATTCTTCTAGTTCTTTTTTATTAAGTGTAAACTTTTTTCCCACTTCTACACCTCCTTACTCCTGTGGCATCTGGAATACAAAGTCCCTTGTTTTTCTTTTTCCACTGTATATTTCATCAAATTTACTACCTTCTATTATTCTCTTTTGTATTAAATCTAATACCTCTATTGCTCTTTCTTCTGTAGAATACTCTCCTAGAAAATAATGAGAACCGTATATATTTAATCCATCAACCTCTATGTGTTCACAATGTACTAAAACATCTTTTCCTTTACTTCTAATCCACATTTTTTTATCCCCCATTCTTTAACTTAATAATTCTTTTAATATTTGTGTTTTCTCTTTAGCTTTTTCTACTCTTATGCTCTTTCCATCATTAAATACTGGTGTACACATTTCTAATAGCCTATCATAAGTTCTTTTATGATATTTTTCTTTAAGTTCTACTAAAGAAATATTTGTAGTAACTATAATTGGTAATCCATTTCTGTACCTGCTATCTAAGATGTTGTATATTTTAGTTTTGGCCCAATCTGTATCCTGCTCTGTTCCTAAATCATCTATAATCAATAAGTCTGCATTGCTCAAACTTTTTAATATAGTTTCTTCTCCTTCTTTGCCCCATGTGTTATATGTTTCTTTGATTCTATTTAGTAAACCATCTATATTTACACATATAACAGGAATCATTTTATCTATTAGTTCATTTGCTATACATGCTGTTGTATGAGTTTTACCATTGCCAGGATCACCGTGAATTAATAATCCTATTGATTCTTTTTTCATTTCAGAAAATTTTGATGCATACTTAAAGCCTATATTGTACATTTTCTTAGTGCCTTTACTAAAATCCCAGTTATCAAATCTACTGCTCTTAAACTTTTCATCCATTAATGAATTTTTAATTATGCTTTTAACTCTCAATTGTTTCTCTTTGTTTTCTTCTTCAATTCTTTTGGCCTCATGCTTTGCCTTTTTACATGAACACATTATGGGAACAATTCTTTCTGTACCTAGTAAATTAATTATTTTTTCTACTGGTTCACCACAATTATCACAAGTTTCTATTTTATATCCCAATCCCTTCGGCTGTAAGTCTTTGCTGTTCATCAGTACCTGAGCTACTGTTTCCATTTTGTGATTTTACTCCTTTCTTTTTGATGTTTATATTATTCCAAATTTTTAATATTACTGGTTTACAATAGTTAAATGAACTTATCTTTTCACCTTTAAAACTTGGTTTATAATTCTTAAAAGCATCATCTATGCCCTTTTTTATTACATCTACAGGAACTTTTTGCAATAATTCTTCTACTGTTTCAAATTCTTTTGGCTTAAAATTAATTGATACTATACCAGCTTTAGAACAATAATAATCTATAATTTTTTCTATGTTATTTTCTATATAAAGAAGATTATTATCTTCTTCTATATCTATATCTTCTTCTTTATCTTCTTCTGTTCCGTTACTTAACGTTTCATGTAACGTTACACTCTTTTTAACCTCGTTACTTCCACAAGTTTCCTCTTTAGCAGCTTCTAATAATTCTTTTTTCTTGGCTCTATGTTTAGCTACTCTTTTCTTAGTTTGTTCTCTTACTTTTTCCATACCTTCTATATTTTGATGCTTTGACCAGTTAGTAATCTTAATTAAATGATTTTCAGCTAATTCTATCATTCCGAAATCATTCAATGTTTTTAGAGCTAACCTTACTGAATTTAATGGTCTATTAAAAATAGTTGAAAGCATTTCTTCTGTATATGGAACATTCTCATTTAAAAAAATGTATCCATTTGCATTTGTTTTTCCTGCCTGAACTAAAAGCCTTATCCAAATATAGTGAATTGTATCTCTTTCTGGCATGGCATCTATTAGCTTTATTTTTTCATCATCAAACATATTAGTTGTTATCTTTATCCACTTAACTTCTGCCATTGTATCAACCCTTTCTTTTGTTTTATCTATAAATAAAGTAAGACATTACTACAAAACTCCCAAACATTATTGCTGTTGCTATAAGTAAAATTACATTAGCCCAAAACTTAAATCTATACTCTTTTAAAATGGATTTTTTAGCTACTTCTAGAACCTTTTTATCCTCTCCTATATTTCTCTCTAACATTAAATCTATGTGATACAGAACCTCTCTTCTTTTCATTTTTTCCATCCCCCATGTATATTTTTCTACTTTTGTCCATATACTAATGTTGAAATAGTGTGTTTGTACGTTGTATAATGGGGACAAGAGCTTTGCAGAGCTCTTATCCAATTTTTATAGAAACATTTAAATGAATGGGTGCTTTGCAGAGCACCTATTTTTAAAATGGAACTACTACATCAAAATGTTCTACCTCATCTAAAAGTCTTTCTACTTCCTCTTTTATATTTTCTATCCTACCTTCTTCTGCATATTTACGAATCCAGTTTAGTCTATAGATTAAAGCATCTTTATTCTTCTTATCCATAATTAATTCTCCTGGTCTTGTAGAAAAGGTGCTACATCTTCACTATCTTTATTGACCTTTATTATGTCATCTTCGGTATCTATGTTATTAACCTCCACTGCGTCTACATCAACATAATTGAAATTACTTAACTTTTCTTCCTTAGCCTCTGCTTTGTAATCAAGATCTAAAGCTTTTGCCATTTCAACACTTTTTGGCGCATACTTAAGAACATCTAACAATACTGTTTTCTTGGCCATACTATCAAAGTTTTTAGCCCATACTGAATTTTTATTAACATTCCCCTTGTAAGTGTAGTTTTTAGAAAACTCTCTTGCATGATGTTCTACTCTTTCCTTGGACCATACTACAAAGTCAAATCCACCATTTTTAAGTTTATATACAGCATAATAGTGAGTAACTTCATCACTAGGAATATCTGCAGGTTTATGAACTAAAGTTTTGTGTAATCCATATTCATATTCAAATTCATCACCTTTCCTAACCTCATGAGCATATATAGCTTCATATTCTCCCGTATTAAATGCCATCTTTAGAATACCTTTGTATCCTACTTGAAAGTTAACCTCTGTTATCCCTTGTTTATTATTTTTATAAGGTATTACATAAGCTTCTCCAAGTACTGTATTAGGTTCTAAGCCACATTGAGCACTTTGCATTAATGCACTTAAGAAACTTGTAGTATCTGCCTCCCAAAATTGAGGATTTCCATTAAATAAACTTAATGCAATTCTGCTAAATCTTTCAGGTGTCATTGTTTTTCCCACCGCTTTTTTTATTTCAGGCAACATCTTTTCTAATGCACTTTGCATTTTCTTTTGTGGTGTCAATTGAACATTTTGTGTTGTTTGCTTATTTGCAACCAAACCTCCATTTACATTGGCCATTACTACTCCTCCTTATTTACATTTAGTAATTCTCATATTTACAAATTCTGTTTGACCTTTGAGTATATTTTTATATGTTACTGGGTATTTTTCTTTAAGTGTTTTAGTATCTAAATTATCTCTTTTAACTTCAAATCTTCTTATTTTAAACATTCCATCAGTCCCTTTTTTACTATCTCCCAAATCTAAATATATAAGTTGTTTCAATTGTTCTTTTTCTTTTTTTAAGTCTTTAATCTGTGCATCCACTTCTTTGTATTTAGCTAATTTATTTTCACTTATATTAACTTCTAAGTCATTATCCAATGCTTGTTGATATAATATATCCTTTGTTTCACATTCAAGGCCTACAGGCATTGGTGGTGTTTTTTTTAGAATATTGTTATTCCAAAAATTCTTCCCTATTTCAAACAAAGCTTTTATATCATCATCATTTCTAGGTACTACCTTCCACTTGACTTCCTTATCTAACAAATAAATTATTAAGAAATATTTTAATCCTGTAATGCCCATATACCATTGAACTTGACAGTAATATTCATCTGGTATTTCTTCTCCTTGCCACATTTGATTTAAAAATGCACTTGCTGTTTTAATTTCAATACCTATCAATTCACCTGCAGGTATAAACTTTATTTCTCCTGTGTCTAAGTTTTCATAAAATCTATAGTCTTGTTCTAATTTAGCCAAGCCATCTATATTAGCACTAAAGTATTCATAATCTTTATGGATCATCATGTATGGATATTCATATGTTTTTAACTTAATTTCAGTAGCCTTAAAAAAATCTTCTTGAATCCACTCTCTTATTAAAGGCTCCATTCTATTACCAAACTTAGTGTGAATATTACCTTTAAATTTATCACTTAATCCAAGCTTTTCATTAAATACTGTAAGAGCTGAACCGTACTTGCTAAAACCTGCAACCTTTGCTATCTCACTACCGCCTATTGAATTGCCTCTTTGGCTTAGCCATTCTGTTCTAGCTTTATCATCTTTCCTACTATCAAATATAACTTTTCCATTATGGAACAAATTCTTATCTTCTATAAATTCAACCATTTCTTTCTCCCCCTAACTTATCTTTTCTATCTCGAATTCATCTGCCATAGTGCTAGTTACAAAGTACTGATATTCATCACTAGACATTTCTTGAATTAGTTTTTTCTGTGCCTTAGGGTTTAAACTTTCAAACTTATCTAGACAAATTACTTTAAGTTCTCCTGCCTGTGCTTTTGCAATCCTCATAGCAAGTTCTAGCTTCTCACCATCACTCAATCCATCAATTAAAGTATTATTAATTCTTATAAAACCTTCTGCATCTACACTTATCCCTTCTATAGGCATTTTTGCAGTTTTTAAAAGTTCTCCTGGAAGTTCTCTAGCTTTATCTATCCTTGTAGTTAAATCATTACTGTATCTTTCTTTAGCTGCTAACTTGTTATCTCTAATGTCTACCATCCTATCCCATTCTCTTAAATAACTTTGCATATCTGCTACTTCATCAGCTTGCTTTTGTAAAGGTTCAATATCTTTAACTTCATTATTCTTTAAGTATTCTGCAGCCTTACCAACCCTAATTTCTTCTTTTTCTACTTCAGCAGTTATTTTTTCATCTACTGCTTTTATTTCAGCCTTTTCTAAATCATCAATCCCTAATAACTCCTGTTCTTTAGAAGAAATTTTATTTTCATTTATAGAAATCAATTCTTTTTGTTCATCTACTTGTAAAGCCCTATCTTTTTTAGTTATTTCTATTGATTCATTTAAAGTATTTTCTAATGCTTTAACATTTGAACTATATAAATTAACTAATTCTTCTTTTCTCTTTTCATATTCTTCTTCAAGTTTTTTTAACTCATTAGTGTAATTTTCAGCTACTTTATTTTCTTGAGCTACATTTTCATTAGTTAGTTCTTTTATTTTTAATTCTAATTCACGATCTGAATTATTTATAAACTCCTTAGCCTTTTCAATTCTGTTTTTAGAAAGCTCTATAACATCTTTGATATCCTGCCTTTGGTCCTTAAATTTAAGTTGTATTCTAGATTTTTCGCTTTCTGCATTAGATTTTATTGCATTAACTTTATCCTCAAAGTTTGCTTGAAGAGCCTTAGCTTCCTCTATCCAATGATTAATCTTTTGAACCTCTGCTACTTTGTTGTAATAGTCTTGAACCTTCTTTTCTCTCCAGGCTTCTCCATCATATTCAGCAGGTAATTCATCCAAAATAACCTTGATCTGAGTTTTAAGTTCCCTTATATCTCTATTGACTTCTTCCCTATCTTTGTAGTATTTTAGTTCTATAGCTTTGAGTATTTGGAGAATGTGTTGGTCATAATCTATATTGCTAGGAAGTTCGTCAAACCAATTAACAATATTTTCTTTGTCCCAACCTATCTCCAACATACTTAAAATAGATTTTGTTTGCTCTTTAATGTTCATATTTACCCAATCTAAAGGTCTAAATATATCTCCATTTATAAGACTTCTTAGAAATTTTTCTGTAGATGGTACTACACTTTCTTCTTTCCTAATTTTTAAATAATCAGCTTTTTCAGTTCTAAGTCTTCTATCAATACTCAATCCATCATCAAGTTCTATATAAATAGTTGCTTCCTCTTCACCATGTTTAACTACTTCAGTACGTCTATTCTTATTTGTAAACCCTTTTTCTATAGATTCAATTATGCTACTCTTTCCACTTCCTTTAGGTCCTTTGATAAGATTAATTTTGCTACAATCTAAACCTAATTCTTCGAGTCCTAAAAAGTTCTTAATGTTGAGTTTCTTAATTTTACTCATTCTAAAAATTCCTCCTTCAATCTTTTAACAAACTATTTCAAAATATCCTACAGTATGAAAATTTGCATTTACATTCCCTTTTGTCTTTTCTTCATTAGTAAAGGAAAACCATATACTGCTCGCTGAACTACAACAATATGGAGTAACACAACTAAGCATTTCTTCATAGCTTATTTCTTTTATTTCTTTTTCAAAGTTTTTTTGCTATGGCCGATATTTTTAAATTTAACTACCATTTAAACTTCCTCCCTTATTCTGGTACTATTTAACAAGTTCTAGCATATACATATTAATGGATAAGTATATGCATTTTTGCTGTAGTAAAATTTTTTAAAAAGGCTTTTCAGCCTTGATTATCTACGGTTCTCTTTCTAGTCCTTCTATAATTTTTTCTATAACCTCTGGAGGATACATTTCGCTGAGAATCTTGGCATAAGCAGCACAAGCTTTTCTTTCTATTTCTTCTTTTGTTACATCTTCTGGAATTTTAATAGTTACTTTTTTTATTTCTGCTCCTTTTCTTGCCAAGCTGTACTCCTCCTTCTTTACTTATTTGTTAATAAATCTAAGTTTTGTTTCCATGCATTTATTTTCTAAAATTTTTATAGTGTCTTCTAATAGCTTTTTAGTAAATATTGCTGTAATATCTACTCCTCTAAACTCTTCTTCTATAAGTTCTAATATTTTATCTATTGTTTCTTCTCTTTTTTCTTGTGTAATAGTTAGCTCTATATCTTCCATACTATTACCTCCTAAAGGCTTTTTTACATTTTTGTCGAATATTAACAAGTGAAAGGTGGTGAATATTATGAGTAATAATTGTGTCTCAGATCATGCCGCTTATTACCCTTCTATAACTCAGAAGTATCACGACTTAACCATGATGTACTTAGAAAAAAACTTTAAGTTTTCTAAATCTAGTCCTAGTGATTTAATAAAAGAATATATGAAAGTTTATGAAGATCTTAGATCTACTTATAAAAAATTAAAAACTAAATAATTTTGTAAGTTCTTTAGCTGAATCAATACTCATCCTCTCCAAAATTGAAAGTATTGATTTGGCTTTTCTTATTCATTTTTTTTAATAAATTTTCTTCTATAAATCCCTCTGAATCATATTTTTTAAAATCCTTAATTTTCATCTTTCTTACCCTACTATTTAGTGCAAGCTACTTCATTTTCAGCTTGATTTTTCATAAACTTATTTATAAAATATATCTGGCCTTTCCCTGTAATTTTTGGGGTCTTACTTATACTTATATGCCCATCTGAATGTGTAATGGATGTTTCCTTAACTTCAAATAATCCTAAATCCATACTATATTGAGTTGGCATATTATAATCTGTTCCTTTTCTTTTTATTAAATATCCATTTTCCCTTAGCCAAACAAATAATCTTTTAGAGCCTATATCTACACCATTTTGCTTAATTAATTTTGCTAGATCTCCTACTAAAATTGATGTCTGTGCAACTGATACTGCATCTGCAAATAATACTTTTGGTTTTTGCTTTTTAAGCTGCTGCTTTTGTTCTTCATTCTCTAGTTTTAAATTTTCAACATTTCTATTAGCAATTTCTAGAGCCCTCTTCATTATCATTTCTGGACTATTCCATGCTTTTTCTACCGCTATAAAATATTGTCTTGCTTGCTTTCCTTTTTCATTTCTTTGTATCATTGCTAACTCTTTTGCCATATCCAGCTTTATGGCATGATCTGTTATTTCAGTTATAGGATTTCGTGGATTATTGGTTGTTCTTTTCTGTACAACCAATACAAAGTCAGTATTTTCAAGGAATCCATACTCCTTCATTCTGTCAAACCAAATATCATATCTTGTCTTAACTTCTAAAAATTCATGTAATTCTCTGCCATTAATTATTACTTCACCATTTTCATTTTCTTTAATTGGTATAAGCTGTTGGTTTTTAAAAATCTGTAAGTTACTCATTCCCTCATCTCCCTTTTGTTCACTAATGTAATTTTTAAAGAACTACATAAACTATAATTAAACAATATTAGTGTCATTTTCTTGCAACACCCTTACTAAAAAAAAATTATCAAAACTTTCTTTAGGAAATGCCTTTTTAAAGCCAGCTATAAATTGTTCTCCTGGATTACACTGATTGTTTAGAACTCTCCATAGATGAGTTCTAGATATACACATGATTTTAGCCATCTCAGTCATGTTTAATTTATTTTTGTTTTTTAATTTTATGAAATTATCAATATTCAATTCTAGTACCATTAAGTCACCTCCTTGTTGCATCCATGTGACACTCCCTACATGTATTATATACACAAGTGTAACAATTATGCAACACTTTTTTAAAAAATTTTTTGAAACTTGTTTCATCTATGCAACAAATCAAGTAAAATACTAATTATAAGGAGGATTTTGCTATGCTAAAAAAAATGATAAATGAAAGCTTCGGTGAATATATAACTAGATTAAGAAAGTCTAAAGGGTATTCTCAACGAAAATTAGCTTTAATTACTGGTATTAGTAATACCACAATAAGTAGAATTGAAAAAAATGTTACTACAAACCCTGATTTAAATACATTAAAGTCATTAGCACGACATTTAAATATAGATGAAATATATATGCTAGAAGCCGCTGGTTATAAAGATGATGCAGAACCTACCAAACAACTAACTAAAAAAGATGAAAAGGAAATAGAAAAAATACTAAATGAAACAAAAGAAAAGTTAGGAAATGCTGAAGGATTAATGCTAAATGGTGAGCTTGCTAGTCAAGAAGCTATACAAAGTATATTAGATGCTATGAAAGTGGGTATGGAAATAGCAAAACAAAGAAATAAAAAATACACTCCTAATAAATATAAAGAAGATAAATAA